TGCTATGCTAGGCAGGGTATGTATCATATGCCCAATGTTAAGGCAGTGCGAGAGTTTAATTTGCAAGACTGGCGCAATTCAGACTGGGTAGATCGCATGGTTTCGTCCCTATCTAGGCAGAAATTCTTTAGATGGTTCGACTCTGGCGATATGTTTCATATCCAATTGGCAGAAAAGATTTACACTGTCATGAATCGCACCCCTAATTGTAGGCACTGGCTGCCTACTAGGATGTATAAGTTTCCTAAGTTTCAGGCTATACTTAGGTCTATGCAGGACTTGCCTAATGTTACAGTCAGGGCATCTAGTGACGAGGTGGATGGGTCTGTTTTAGATACTTATCTAAATTCTAGCACCATCATACCCGACAGGGATTTCAAGACTGAGGCGTATGTGTGTCCTGCATATAAACAGGATGGAAAGTGCTTGACTTGTAGGCAATGTTGGGATAAGATGACTCCTGTGATTGCGTATCCATATCACGGTAAGTCAAAGGCTAAGGTTATCAAACTCATTCAGATGAAAGGTTAATAATGATGGACACAAAAGATATGTTGTATCATATGCAAGACTTAATCGCAGAGATCGAGTCAGGTGGTTGGACGGAGCATTCTGAGATTGACATTCGTGTTGCCTATCGCTCACTACGGGATGCTGTCATGAAGGTTCGGTGTGATGACTTGTTTCAAGCCAAGGAAGCAGTATGAAGGTATTGATTGGAGACAATATTATCTATGAAGAAGATTATTATGGTTTACCATATGCTACAATTTACGGAGACTATAAGATAGTTGACATGGAAGAGGCAGAGTTTAATGATTATATTGACGTAACAACTGATGATTGGATAGCATCTAACTATGAAGGAGTAATTTATCAATGCAAAAAGATACAGCCGTTTGCGTGACAGACAGGAAAGAAATGCTTGAGGCATTGGTCTATCATGAGTTATTGTGGCTCATTGACAATCCAGACAAGCACCATATTACTGCTGTTACAGACTGGATCCTTCGTCTTAATGAGATATATGATAACGAAGGTAACTTAATAAACGCATATAAAAAGGTATGTGAAATATATGAAGACTAATGACCTAAAGCGAGGCAGTAGAGTTAAGTTGTTGAACGGGTGGGAGGCAGAGATTGCTGACAATATGAAAGGCAACACTCGCCTAGCCACTGTGTATGGTGAGTTCACAGAGACTGGCTCTGTCTATGCTCATGATATTATGCAGGTTCAGATTGCTGACCAATGGTTTCCTGTCGAGCACACGCCTGCACAGATCAAACTCAGAGACCAACTCAAGCGTATTGGATTTTAGATAGTTATCTAAGGAGATAGCATGAAAGCATACCTGATCGACCCATATGAAACCATAGTAACTGAGGTAGAATACTCAGGAAACTACGAAGACATCTATGAACTTATTGACTGTGAGACATTTGATTGTGTAGGATTCAAAGGATCTGTTGATACAATCTATATCGATGACGAGGGATTGTACAAGGAAGATAGACGGTTCTTCATGGTTGATGGCTATCCTAATCCTTTGTGTGGCAAGGCACTGGTATTGGGTACTGACAAGGATGGTAACAGTATTGAGCCTAAGACTTCCTTGACAGATCTTAGAGGTATGATATCATTTCCTAGGTGGTTCTATAATGCCGGTGGAAGACAAATAAAAGGGATAATATGAAAACAATCATCCATGTAAATCAGCACAACATCAAGCATAACCGCAAGACTGGGGATAACTTACCTGTCTTGACAGTTAAGACTTATAAGAGTAATATGTATGCTCATCGTGTGAAGATACATGGTGATTCGGAAATCGTTTACAGTCCTGACAAGCCTCTGTCATGTGGCGCTCATGTCTGGATTGAGACACAGGCAAGGGTGGAATGTGATGAAGCAGCGCAACTTTGTAGCGAAGTATTCGCAGCGTAGTGGTGCAGGTAAACATAAGGAGAAGCGTATGTCTACGATAGACAAGGAAGACTGGGTTTATTACGAGAACTATAAAGATGAGGTTGACTGGATGAAGTCACGGATCTCAGAGCTTGAAGAGGTTGTCGAGAATCAAGACCATGCTGAGATCTTTATCCTTGCCAAGATGATTGATATGCGGGAGACTGCTATCAAGGAGAAGGCTTGGGGTGTTGTTGGTAAACTCGACTATGTCATTGGCCTACACTCAGCAACTGTGTATGTCAAGGCTAAGGAGTTATATGAGAAGGATAAATCATAATGTCAGCATGGCTTATCGCAATCATAGGTGTGGTCTACGCACTGGTGAGTGTTGATCTACTTATCAAAGGCAACACTGGCTTAGGCATAGCGTTTATAGGTTATTCTATTGGGAATATCGGCTTGACAATGGCGGCTATGAAATGATAAACTTTCTTATTGTGATGGCTTGTGTTATTATCTTCGCTGTATTGTATGGAATCGCTGAGGAGAATGATGATGAATGATAAAGACCCTCATGTTCACAGGGTTTCTGGTGTGCCTTACGAGGTGCAGTTAGTGGATCAGTACATGAACGATATCTCAGAGCTTGAGCGTGAGAACTTCATGCTTCGTGCTAGGATCAAGCGTCTTGTAGAAGAGATTGCGAGGTTTGAAGATGCCTGTAAATAGTCCTTGCATCGATGTATGTCAGATAGAATATGACATTGGCTTATGTGTTGGATGTCTCCGCTCACGCATGGAGATTGAGAACTGGTCAATCATGGATGACAAGGAAAAGTTAAAGTTGATTGACACTCTTAAAGAACGAAGGGAATGGTATGGCGAGGACTAAGAAGGTAGTTGAAGAAGTGGCACAAGAAATTGTCATTGCAGATTGTCGGATGTTTGTGTCAATTGCTTTTGACAGAAACAATAACTTGTATGGTATTACTAAGGAAGGTGCGCTCTTTAGTTATGACTGGGCTAATCGAAAGTGGGTGGAAGTATGAGATGTCTTAGCTGCAACGCAGCACTGACAGACTTTGAGGCAACTCGAAAGACCCTAAAGACTGAAGAGTATTTAGACCTTTGTAACAATTGTTATGCTACAATAAAAGATGATGTTTTAACTTTGGACAGGAGTGATCTTGAGGAAGAAGATTGTAGACAAGATGATGATGATTATAGCGATAGGTGTGTGGATCATAGTCTTGACTTGGATATTTAAGTATGCTATAATATCTATTAAGTAATCTAAAGAGTTCTTTAATATTATTATTATCTTAATAAGGATACTAAGTATGAACTATGAAGAGCAACAACAGATTCAAGAAGAAGCACACTACTGGTTCTGTCTTAATGACGTGGCAGACTACGTAGAATTATTAGGGACAAACCAAGTCATCAAGGATGTGGCTGTCCTGCTAGAGCAACGCAAGGAGTTGGATAAGAGGGTTAGTGACTTCAGTCAATTAGGCGATGTGGCATTCTGAATTGCACCTTGGCTTGCATTTCATGTGTCGTCCCTAATTATCCTGATACCTAACCATAGATAACTATCTATTTGGAGTTCAAATTGCAAGAGAAACTGATGATTAATTTAGCTAAGGCTAACGCTGCCAAGAAGTCTGGGTACAAGCACAAGACACCCATTGACCACTGGCGTGAAGATCCTGAGAGCCTACGAAAGAGCATCAATGCCAAGTGTTATGACTGCTGTCACGGAGCAACTGACGAGGTGAAGCACTGTACTGTCACTGCCTGTCCTCTGTGGTTTGTTCGTCCATATCAGGAGAAGACTAATGGCTGAGCAACTCAAGGCACATCAACCATGCCCTGACTGTGGTAGTAGTGACGCACTTACCTACTATGACTGGGGTAGCCTGTGCTTTAAATGTGGTGAGAAGAAAGTAACCAAAGGCGATATGAAACCAAACCTAACCAAGGTTCAATCTAAGATGACTAACGTACATGACCTGACCTATGGCTCTGTGGTTGATCGAGGACTAACTCGTGAGACCTGTCAGACCTATGGCATAGGGGTGAAGGATAACTTCTATTACTTTCCCTACTACAATGGGGACACATTAGTTGCGTATAAGAAACGCAACACTGATGACAAACGCTTTAGCATCGAGGGTTCGTGGCAACAAGGTGCTCTCTTTGGGCAGCAGTTATTTAACAAAGGGGGTAAGTATGTCACTATTTGCGAGGGAGAGTTTGACGCTGCGGCGGCGTATCAGATGCTGGGTTCTAAGTACCCTGTGGTTTCTGTTAGGAATGGTGCAGGTAATGCAGTACAGGATATCAAGGCGAACTACGAATGGCTCGACTCCTTCGAGAACATTGTCCTATGCTTTGACAGTGATGACGCAGGCCGAACTGCTGCTGAGCAGGTTGCTGAAGTCCTTGGAACTAAAGCCAAGATATTTAAAGGAACCAAAGACCTTAAGGATGCCTGCGAATACAACGGACAAGGCGAAGGCAAAGCGTTTGTAGATGCATGGTGGCAGGCTGAGAGGTTCACGCCTGATGGCATCATCGATGGCGCTGGGTTGTGGGACTTGGTCAATCAACCAGTAGAGTTAGCTAAGGTTCAGTATCCGTTCTCTGGTCTTAATGACCTGACCTATGGCATACGAGAGGGTGAGTTGATCACGATCACTGCAGGCTCAGGGCTAGGCAAGTCACAGTTCCTGCGAGAGATTGTGTATCACATTCTGAACAACAGCACTGATGAGAACATTGGACTGCTGTTCCTTGAGGAATCTGTGAAGCGTACTGCCAAGAGTATCATGAGCTTGGCGGCTAACAAACCATTGCACCTACCTGACACTGAGGCTACGAATGAAGAACTACGAAGTGCTTTTGACGCTACACTGGGTACTGGTCGTGTCTTCCTTTTTGATCACTTTGGCTCTACTGCAATCGACAACATTATCAACAGAGTTCGTTTCATGGCTAAGGCTCTTGATTGCAAGTATATTTTTCTTGATCACGTTAGTATCGTGGTATCTGCACAGGACAATGGTGATGAACGAAAAGCCTTAGATGAAATCATGACCAAGCTTAGGATGATTGTCCAGAGTACAGGCATAGCACTGTTCTGCGTGTCACATCTCAAGCGTCCTGATGGTAAGGGTCACGAGGAGGGCGCGGCTACGTCCCTGTCTGCCTTGCGTGGGTCTGGTTCGATAGGTCAGTTGTCTGACATGGTGCTAGGTCTTGAGCGCAATGGTCAGTCAGAGGATCTGAAGGAGCGACACACCACACGGGTCAGGGTTCTGAAGAACAGATTCAGTGGACTGACTGGCCCAGCCTGCGCCTTATACTATGATCGTATCACTGGACGAATGAGTGAGACACACGAAGACAAAGAACTGTGATATAATATTAGGATGAGAATCGCACTTGATATTGAAACCAATCTTAAGCACGACACTATTTGGTGTTGCTGTACTTATAACCTTGACACTAAGGAAGTGATGGTATGGACAGAGTCACAAAGCTTTCAAGAGTTTATCAAGAAAGCTACGTTGATAGTAGGACACAACGGGATCAGCTTCGACTTTCCAGTATTGAACAGGGTCTGGAAGACTACGATTCAGATGAACCAAGTTCGGGATACACTGGTTATGTCAAGACTGTCAAACCCTACAAGGGACGGGGGTCACAGCCTAGCAAATCTAGCAAGGCTCGTAAGCCGAACCAAGAAGGAGTACGAAGATTTCGAGGGCGGCCTAACGCCTGAGATGGTGGAGTACTGTAAGGAAGATGTAACAATCTGTGGTGAGTTGTACAATTATTTGAAGAAGGAACTACGAGATTTCTCTGAGCAGTCAGTCGAACTTGAGCACAAGGTTCAGTGGATTGTAACTGGTCAGGAGAGACGTGGGTTTAAGCTGGACGTAGCTAAGGCTATGGGTTTGGTAGGTGATTGGGAGCGTAGGCTTTGCGAGATAGAACACGAACTACAAATCATCTTCCCTCCTATTACTACCCAAAGAGTTAGCGAGAAGACAGGCAAGCAGTTAAAGGATGACGTTGAGGTATTCAATCCGGGTTCTCGTCAGCAGATAGCTAAGCGTCTGATGAGCAAGGGATGGAAACCTACAAAGCATACTGAGAAAGGAGCGGTGATTGTAGATGAGTCAGTCTTGGATGGAGTTGATATACCAGAAGCGAAGCTCATTGCCGAATACCTACTCATTCAGAAACGGGTGGCTCAGGTTAAGTCATGGCTTACTGCTGTATCTGAAGACGGACGGGTTCACGGTAAGGTCATCACCAATGGAGCAGTCACGGGACGAATGACACACCACAGCCCTAACATGGCTCAGGTTCCTAGCAGTAGTAGTCCTTGGGGACACGAGTGCAGGGATTGTTGGACAGTAATAGATAACTATCTATTGGTGGGTGCAGACGCTAGTGCCTTAGAACTTAGGATGCTTGCTCATTACATGAAGGATCAGGAGTATGTCAAGACTGTTACAGAAGGATCGCAAGAGTTGGGAACTGATGTCCACACGAAAAACCAAAGGGCTGCAGGGCTTGCTACACGGGCGCAGGCCAAGACTTTTATCTATGCCCTCCTTTATGGGGCAGGACCTGCCAAAATTGGGGCGATTGTTGGTGGTGGAGTTAAAGAAGGTAAAGACCTCACGAGTGCTTTTCTTCGGAACACGCCAAGCTTACAAAAGCTTAGGACCAAGGTTGAAAACCTATCAGCGGGAGGGACGATTGAAGGTCTTGATGGACGCAGGTTACAGATCCGTTCCCAGCACAGCGCACTCAACACATTGCTTCAGAGTGCTGGTGCAATAGTAATGAAGCAGGCTCTTGTCCTGTTGGATGAGAAGCTTAGGAAGACCCAGCTTGACGCACACTTCGTAGCCAACGTGCATGACGAGTGGCAGATAGAATGCCTTGAGGATGAGGCAGATATGGTAGGCATCCTCGCAGTACAGAGTATCAGGGAAGCGGGTAAAGTACTGAAGTTACGATGCCCTTTGGATGGTGAGTACAAGAAAGGAAAAACATGGGCAAACACCCACTAGATAAGACAGACGAGTTCTGGGAAGGGATGGAAGATGTTGTCCTCCTTTGTGTACGTAAGGACAAGACTATCCATATGAAGACTTCAGTTCAGGACATGGACGAACTACAATCCATCTTCAGTACTGCCCTGATGATGGCAACATTTCATAAGGTGAAACAGGAGGATATTGACAAACTACACTGATGTGCTATAATATTATGGTAGCTGTAACTTTTAACTTAACTTGTTCAGGAGAACATTATGGATTTAAAACCTCTTAAGATTGAAGCTGATTTAATGTGGGCATTTCTTGATACCCCTAATCAGATGTCGGGTAAGTATCAGGTAGACCTGTGCAACCTATCCAAGCCTGCTATCAAGGCACTGGAAGAAGTTGGTATCTCAGTTCGCAATAAAGAAGAAAAAGGTTTTTTCATTACTGCTAAGTCTAAGAACTATCCTATCACCACTGTTGATGCAGAAGGTAACAGGGTCACTTGCAAGGTAGCCAACGGATCACGAGGCATTGCACTGATTAAACCCTATGCTTACAACAAGAATGGTAAGAGCGGTGTTAGTGCTGGCATCAATAAGCTAACTGTCACCAAGCTGATTGAGTATGCAGGTGCAGACGCTACTGCCGATGACAACGTACTATAAATAGATAACTATCTAAAGGATATAATATGACAGCAAAGAAAGCAACATCCCCGTCACCTAAGTTTAACTTCAAGGTGTCACCAGTAGAGTCTGTGTTTGAGGTAGAGGTTGATGGACTTAATCACACAGTATGGGGTTCAGACTTCTTCAAGTTCTCTGTGTCATCTGATGGTTCTGTAACTATCAATGACAACGAGTTCTCCAGTAAGAAGCAAGCAGCACAGGCACTCGAAGCTATGGCTGCGTTTCTGAAGAAGTAATGTTAGCACTCATCGATGCCGACATCGTCACTTACAGAATTGGATTCGCTTCCGAAGATGTTAATGACAAACTGTGCTTGGCACGATGTGCTGAGTTTATGGAGGAGCTAGTGATGAAGCCTTGGGTAGGAGACTACCAAGGTTATCTCACTGGTTCCAACAACTACCGAAAGGACATCGCAGTAACAGCACCATACAAAGGTAATCGAGTTGGCACTAAGCCTAAACATTATGGATTGATTCGAGAGTATCTTGAGAAAGCATGGGGCTGTGAAGTAGTAAACGGACAAGAAGCTGATGACGCTATTGGTATCAAGGCTTATGAGATTGGAGACATTGAAGAATATATAATCATGTCTATCGACAAAGACCTTGATATGATTCGTGGTTGGCACTACAACTTTATTAAGGATACGAAGTACCTGATCGATGACCAACAAGCTATCAAACATTTCTATACGCAACTACTGACTGGCGATAGAGTTGATAACATTATAGGTCTAAAAGGAATAGGTCCAAAGAAGGCGGCAAAGATTCTAGAGGACTGTGTTACCGAAGCCGATATGTACACCGCAGTATTAGAAGCATACGACAACGATGAAACTAGAGTCTTGGAGAATGGACAATTGTTATGGATACGAAGAAACGAAAACCAGATTTGGTCACCTGCCCTTTGCAGTACATCCAGTGGGTTGACGCAGTAGCAGATGTTGAGTGGCAAGAGGATGTTAAAGCAGAAGTTCACCTTTGTCACAGTATTGGATGGATTATTGATGAGACAGATGACGCACTATGCATCGCTAATACAGTATCTATGGACAACAGCAATGCCCGTATGCATCTACCTAAGCAGTGGATTAAAGTAAGAAAGGATGTAACACTTGAAACCGAGCAGCGCCAAGTCCAAAGGAAGACACCTGCAAAAGTGGGTAAGAGATCTAATACTAGCCAAGTTCAATCTGGAGGCAGACGATGTTCGCTCAGTTAGTATGGGCGTGTCAGGGGAGGATCTGTTACTCAGTCCAGCAGCCAGACGGGTCTTGCCAATTAGTTTGGAATGCAAGTCCAGAGCAGCTATCTCAGTATACGGTTATTACGAACAAGCCAGAGGAAACGCAGGAGGATACGAACCTGTTTGTATCATCAAACAAAACAGAGATAAGCCCTTGGCTGTGGTAGATGCAGAGTATTTCTTTAACTTATTAAGGAGTAAGTATGAGTAAAGTTTATCGATTCATTTATGATTCTGAGTTTCAAGAAGGAGAGCCTACAGAATATCCAGAGGCTTCTACTGTCAAGGTTCGTCACTACTTTGCAGACTTCGTTGCATGGCCTAAGATACTCTATGAGTTCTGTAAGTTCCTAGAGACCTCTGGTTATAGTGGAGTAATGGAGCGTGTTGTAATCAAAGACCCATATGGCATGGAGACTGATGGTTTGTTTGAGACAATTGGCCCAGAGCAGTACATCGCTACTGCCAAAGTAGAACCACTAGACAACGAAGACAAGGACGCACAATGACTGTTCATGCCATAATCCCTGACTGCCAAGTTAAGGACGGTGTTGATCTTAGTTACCTGACATGGGTAGGTAAGTACCTTGCAGAGAAGAAGCCTGATGTGATTGTACAGATTGGGGACTTTGCTGATATGCCTAGCCTGTCGAGCTACGATGTAGGCCGTAAGTGTTTTGAAGGCAGACGCTACAAGACTGACATCGATGTTACTAACAAAGCAATGGAGATGTTGCTAGCACCAATCAAGGAATACAATGAACGAGCAAAGCGGAACAAGGAGAAACAATACAAACCAAGAATGGTACTCACTCTTGGAAATCATGAAGAAAGAATTTCCAGAGCTATCGAAGGAGACCCTAAACTGGATGGAACTATTGGTCTCAGCGACCTTAACTACGAACATTGTGGTTGGGAAGTTATACCGTACCTTGAACCTATTGTCATTGATGGTGTTGTGTATGCTCATTATTTTACTTCTGGCGTTATGGGGCGTGCTGTAACTTCTGCCGCTGCACTGCTATCTAAGAAGCATATGTCTGCAGTGATGGGCCATGTGCAGAATAGGCAGATAGCTTATGCCAATCGTGCTGATGGCTCACAGATTACTGGCCTGTTCAGTGGCTGCTGCTACCTGCATGATGAGGACTATCTAGGGAGCCAAGGTAACAAGTACTGGCGTGGTATCTGGATGTTGCATGAGGTCAACAATGGTAGCTTCGATGAGATGCCAGTTAGTCTTAACTACTTAAGGAAGAAGTATGAGCATTGATAACGCAACACCTTCAGACTGGTACAGGGTACAGCAACTTGAGCCAATCAACTTACACAATGTAGACCAAGCATTTGACAGAGCTACCAGTGTAGATGTCAAGACACTAGGTGACTACATCAAGTCTAAGCAGATTGGAGGCGATCATTACAAGTCTAACATCGAGCCTTGGGATGTGTTCCTAGATTGGGGCTTAGACCCTTGGGCGTGTAATGTAATTAAGTATGTAGCTCGTCATCGTAAGAAGGCAGGCAAACAAGACCTTGAGAAGGCCAAGCATTATCTTGAGTTCTTAATAGAAAATTATGATAAAGTTGGTGACAAGTATTACAAGGTGTGATATAATATATGACCCTAACATTAGAAGAGATTAAGGAAAGACTGAAGAGGTGGGATGAGATAACATTAGTTGAAGAACTAGCGTTAAGGTCTGAGGATATAGTAGAAAGATTTGATGATATAATAGAAGACCAAGCAGACAGATTACAAAACTTAGTTAACTGGGAAGAATAAAAATATATGGATTACTATCAACAGTTTATTGCAAAGAGTCGTTATAGTAGGTTTCTACCTGAGAAGAATCGGCGTGAGCACTGGGATGAATCAGTAGATCGTTACTTTAATTTTATGTTTAATCATCTGGATGAGAAGTATAAGTTCTCACCTGATGCTGAGCTACGAGCAGAGCTTGTTAATGCTGTCAAGAACCTAGATGTTATGCCATCTATGAGGGCTATCATGACAGCAGGCAAGGCACTGGATCGTGACAACACTGCTGGCTACAACTGTAGCTATCTACCTATCGATGACCCTAAAGCATTCGATGAGGCTATGTACATCCTACTCTGTGGTACAGGTGTAGGCTTTTCTGTGGAGCATAAGTATGTTGATCAGTTACCTGAAGTCCCAGACCAGTTGTTTGATAGTCAGACTACTATTGTGGTTGCGGACAGTAAAGAAGGATGGGCAAAGGCTCTTCGCCAACTCATCGCTCTTCTATACTCTGGGGAAGTGGCAAGGTATGACCTATCCAAAATTAGACCTGCAGGAGCTAGGCTTAAAACCTTCGGAGGAAGGGCTTCTGGACCCGGCCCTTTGGACGAGCTTTTTAAGTTTACTACCAACAAATTTAGAGGAGCAGCTGGCCGCAAACTCACATCAATCGAATGTCATGATCTTCTCTGCAAGATCGGGGAAGTTGTTGTTGTGGGTGGAGTTAGAAGAAGCGCAATGATTTCTTTGTCGGACCTTGAGGATGATCGTATGCGTTCCTGTAAGTCTGGTAGCTGGTGGGAGCACAACAGTCAGAGAGCATTGGCTAATAACTCTGCAGCCTACACATCGAAGCCTGACATTGGTCAGTTCCTTGCAGAGTGGACTAGCCTGTACAACAGCCACTCAGGTGAGCGTGGTATCTTCTCACGAGAGGCAAGCAAAACTCAGGCTGAGAAGAACGGACGCAGAGATGCTAGCTATGACTTTGGTACTAACCCATGCTCAGAGATTATCCTGCGCCCTTATCAGTTCTGTAACCTGACTGAGGTAGTAGTACGTGCTGAAGATACTGTAGCTGACATAGCTAAGAAGGTTAGAGTTGCTACAATCTTAGGCACGTTCCAAAGTACTCTGACGCACTTCCCTTACCTGCGTAAGGTGTGGCAAAAGAACACTGAGGATGAGCGTTTACTTGGTGTATCATTAACTGGTATCTTAGATAATCCTTGGATGGGGAGGGTATGTGAAAGCACTACGCAGTCTCTTGAATACTTACGGGAGGTCTCAGTTAATACCAACAATGAGTTTGCAACTCGCTTGGGAATCCCTGTGTCTGCTGCGATTACTTGTGTCAAACCTAGCGGCACTGTTTCTCAACTTGTTAATTCTGCCTCTGGTATTCATACTCGACATAGTAACTATTATATTCGCCGTGTTCGTGGTGACAAGAAAGATCCGCTGACCAAGTTCCTCACAGACTCTAACATCCCTACAGAGGACTGTGTCATGAGACCTGATAGCACTGCTGTGTTTTCTTTCCCAGTGAAAGCACCAGAGTCTTCTCGTACTCGTGATGACCTAACAGCTATGCAACACCTTGATCTGTGGCTGATGTACCAGCGCCACTGGTGTGAGCACAAGCCTTCAGTGACTATCTCTGTCAAGGAAGATGAGTGGATGGATGTTGGTGCTTGGGTGTGGAGGAACTTCGATGAGCTTAGTGGTATCTCATTCCTACCTTGGGATGGTGGTTCTTATCGACAAGCACCATACGAAGAGTGTACTAAAGAGCAGTACGAAGAGCTTCTATCTAAGATGCCTACAGATATTGTGTGGGATAACCTCAAGGAAGAAGATGACAATGTCGAAGGCGCACAGACATTAGCGTGTGTCGCAGGTCACTGTGAGATTTGATATGAATATAGACTTATGTATTATATCTGGATTGATGTTTGGTTTTGAGTATGTCGAAGTTGTAGATGATGAAGAACGATATATTGTAGTAGACTTTGCGTTCCTACGGATTCTTATCAACTTTTAAATAGAGTGTGCTTTCATCCTTCCTGCGCTTAACAAGGCCGGGAAGGACTTTTCCTCCAGCTTTCGTCCACTGCATGAAAGCTTCTGCAGCCCCTTCAAAGTCACCCCTGTTATGCTTCTGTCTTATTGTGCTACGCTGGAGGTTACCCAGTCCCACATTAAAAGCAAAGCTGACGAGTGCATCAAACCTAGACTGAGTAAGATTAGTAGGACACAGTCGTAGTACGCCTCTCTCAAACGTGAGGAGATCCTTGGCAAGTATGTCATCAACCTCTGCCATAGACAAAGCTCTATCCCATCCACTGGGTATTGCGAGGTTTTTACGCTCCTCAAAAGGAACCCTGATATGATTGGGGTCTATGACATGACCAACCCCCACTGTCCACAGCAAGGCTGGACACCTGTAGCTGCGTGTCCTTACCCCTTCGTGGTGCTTTATCATCTCGATGCATTCTTTGGATACTTTCATTTCTTATTGAAAGACTGTGACCCAAACCAGAATGCTATGATAGACGAGAAGATGATGGCTGAGTCCTCATCCCAGAGCAGGTTCAGAGCCTGATCAAATGGGACATTCTGCTTCCAAGCGTAGAAGAACCCAAACACATTGACCATTACCAGCATAAAGAACATACCGTAGGTAATGACTGGTCTGACGCTGGCTCTAAGGTTTATGACCCACCTACTGGCTCCCTGCCCTATGGCTATGTCGTGGGCATAGAGGGCTTCCTTCTCCTGAACTGCAGCCTGCATTGCAATTTGGTCAGTCCTAATCTCCTCCACCCTAGCCTGAGCTAGGAACCCCTTCTCTGCCATCTCCAATTCCCTAGCCATCTGCAATTTGGCTAGCTCTAATTCGTGTTTTTTATCAGACTTATCTTGGAAAAAGTCTAGGAACTTAGGCAGACCACCAGCCAAGAAGGAGACAAGGGTAGAAAATAGGGTAATCATAGACAGTCCTTAAGGTTTGTATCCAAGTACGTAGAAAAAGCTAACCAATACGAAAGCAGTTATGAAGCAGTACCACTTGAGCATGGCTAGCTTGTGAAGGTCTCTGCCATACTCGTCAGTCAGATCCTTGTTATCTCTCAGGATTCTGTCCTTAATTACTAAGACCTCCTCCCAAGCAGCTTCACCGTGCTTAGATATGATGTCTTGTTTTAGTTCTTCTTCTATCTTCTTAATCTCGTAGACCCCACGCCATTCTTCTACCGCTGAGAAGACAGAGGTATCTGATGGTCTTTGTTTTTGTTTACGTCTGAATGATGCTCTGGCCTGAAGGTCAGCTTTACCTAGTTCTTGTATGTCTTTGGTAACTGACTCTAGTTCTTTACCTACTGCTAACGCTTCACGAATACCAGCTACTGCTGCTTTTGCAGCCCCAGTAACTTCGCTCATATTAATCCTCCAAGTCTTCTTCGGTTGCCCTTACTCCTCGTTTCTTCAAGACTTGTCTGCGGAACTCAGTAGCGAACTCAGGATCTGAAGACATCTTCTCACCAAACATAATGTTAGTAGCGGCTAATCTACCACGCTCTGCTACTCGTTTCATGATAAATCTTTTTTGTTCTTTGGTATAGTTATTAAACTCAGGACTTTCAACTATTGGTGTTAGTAATTCATTAATCAGTTGTCCTGATGTCTTAGCGTATTTCTCATAAGTAGAAGCATCTAGTTCTACACCACGAATCTTCTTCTCTGGTTTAGTATATGTAAAGCCAACATCATCAATGGCTTTTTGTAGTGGTGTCTGTGCTGCTTCTTTAGTAGCAATACCAAATGTACCCATCAACCCATATGAAGGATTCTCTCTAGCTTCTCCTACGATATCATACTTAACAGGCAGAGTAGTTCTTAATCCGGGCAGTCTGTTTTGCAAGGCATCACTAAAACTATTGATCTCTCGCATAACAGGGTCTGCACCACGGGCAAACTGAGCTACAGCACCCGGAACCAATACGCTTGCAAAGCTATTGATATATGAACCACCATATCTCTCAGGATCGTGGACAGCCTGTAGGAATCCAGTGATACCTTCAAGGAATGTTTTAGAAGTTAGGTTCTTTGTGATTGCAAGTACTGAATCAACTGCTAGTTTCTCAGCTTTCTTTTCTGGATCTGGTAAACGAAGGTAGTCAATCATTGTCTCCACACCGTCAGCAGTAATACCCAAGACAGTAGCCAAAGGCTCAATGCGTGAATAAGAATACCAACGATCACCAATCTTCATAGAGTATTCAGGAATACCTGCAGCAATCATCGCCTCTCTACGTCCCGGATCTTTAGGATAACTACCAGTTAAGTTACCATCCATTACAGATTTGGCAGTCATCAATCCTAGCCCAGCACCTAACAGCATACGTGCTGCTGCCTCGTCCTTCTTGCCTTTGAATTGTTTCATTGCAAGACTAACTGGAGTATAGGACAGAGCGTCCTTTAGAATATTAATAGGTGTCTTAATGAATGGAGCAATGAATACAAGCTCAGGAACTTTAGTCTTAGCACGAATCATCATGTTGCCAAGCTCACCTAAATCTTGCTGGAAGGTTTGAATCTTAGCAAAGTTAATAAGCTCGTCAGCTAAGTCAGGAGATACCTTCTTTAGTTCTTCTTGCCATGCACGAGTTGCTCCTACCTTGGTTGGATCAGAGATATCTATAGTACGAATAGAATCATATAATTCATCTCTGGTCTTACCATTAAGTTTACCTTCAGGAACGCTGCGAGATATGCGATATGCTTTAGCATTAAGCTGCATCCTACGAAAGATAGCTTTAGAGAACTCGTCCACTGCAACAGCAGCTTTAGTAGGTACTGTAACAATAGGAGCTATAGCTTTTTCAATAGGACCAGAAGATATAGATTTACCAAATGCTGTTGACGTATCAACCAGAGTCTTATCTAAAGGCATACCTTCGCTGTAACCAGTCTTTAAAAATCCGATACCCTCTGCCAATCCATCAAAGAAACCACGCATCATAGCAGTGGTCTCTCCTAGTTTAACTTTGTTTCCCGGCATAAGACCAAGCAATGCACGTTCAGCAATAAGAAAAGGAGCTTTAACAAGTGTAGAGTATAAGTTTACTAATGGTGTTCCAACAGATGAGATAAATGAATTGACTACAATCTCAGACATACGCTGACGAAAACCCGGAGATGTAGCAACCTCTTTAGTTGCTTTGGCTTTCATTGCTATCTTTGCGCCTTCATCAATAGCTAGTCCATCTATTGCACGAATACCATCAAAGTATGCATCAATAGCTTTCTTACAAGCGTCTTGGTTTTTTAACACTGAAGTCCTCCAAGATACGGTGGTAATGTACCGTTTGAATTTATAATTTTCTTAACCTGTTTAGTATATGCCAGAGCACGTCCTAGATTACTGATGTTGCCATCAAGTGAAGATGATAAGGCATTGACAGTAGCAAACCTCTGAGCAATGTAAGCGTACATCTCTTCGTTGTTCTGCTCTTTAGCTAGCCTAGCTACATCTTTTAACTGGTCAAGTTGGTTTAATTCTGATGCAAGTGCTTTTGAAATCTTGGATGTAAGCTCCGCACCTAGCACCTCTTCTTGCTTACGGTTAACAAATGCAGAGACAACAGTCTCATAAGGAACTGACTCTCCTTTAATCTCTACCTGCTCCCAAGTCTTTGCTGCTTTCTCTCTGTTAAACCTACCAAAGGTTGGCCCAATAAGTTGAGATAAAGCATCAGTCATTTTCTCATCTCTTGATAGAGCGGTCTTAAGATTCTGTCCCTTGAATGGGTTCTCAGGAGCAATCATCTTAGCAAACTGAGTAGGAGACAGAGGATAGTTACGAATAGGATCAGTTAAGAAGTCCCTGTAATCTCCAGTCTTCTCTGCTTTTAAGTATGAACTTGACTCAGCAAACGCATCGTCAGTAACCTTTGCACTTTTGATTGAAGCTTTCTGATCAAAGTCTGCTTTTAGTAGAGCAGCCTGTTGCTGTGCCACAGTATCTGGCGGTTCTTTTGCACCACGAAACAGTGCAGCAGCTTGTGGATTAGTAGACTCTAAAGCATCAGCTACTTCGTCAAATGCTTTATTTGGTAATAAGTCTACGTCCTCATAACGAGCAAGTACCTTATCTACTATAGCTTGGTCTGTATCAGGTAAGCGTGACAGTAGTGTAGGTTGCTGGTCTACTGGAGTAAGTGGAGGAAGCTCTGCCTCAATCTCTTCTCTGGTCTTTGTGACAGCAGGTACGTCACCTTCCATCTTAGCAGCAGCTTCATCAGCCTTACGAGCAAACCTACCAGCCAGTGCGCCAAAGCCAGCACCAAAGACAGCACCACCGCCTGCACCAAAAGCTATGTTACGAAGACGAGAATCACCAAACTCTTCGTATACTGGTTCAATAGCTGCTTGAGCACCACCTAATGCGCCTAACTGCTTAGCACCTTGCAGTGCTGTCTTAGCTGAAAAAGCAACTAAGTTTGTAGGATCGCCTGCAATAGCACCAGCTAAGTAACCACCAATAGCAGTTACTGGCCTTTGCTCAAGCATTGCTCTATACTCTTGCTCTCGTTCAAAGTCTGTTAGTTGACGCTGACCGGGAGTAGCAAGGCTAGTTGTTTCAGGAGATACTGGAGCACCAAGCATACCAGTTAGCGGATCAACATAACCCTCTGGCACAACCCCAGTCTGCTCAGTAGCTCCTACATCAATACCTGCTTTACGTAGTACATCAGCACCACCACGAATAAATCCAGTAGCCCCACGCTCAGCACTACGAGCTAAGGTTTCTCCAGTACCAAACTCTTCTCCAGCTAGTAACTTTAATGCTGGTATAGATACGGCCTCAAGATTACCTTCTGACAGTGCTCGTAAGTCAGATATAGATAGAGATTTTAAAACAGATTGATTTATCTCAGCCATTATTTATTCTTTAAACGTCTTTCAAGTTCTTGTTGATAGATGTTAGGCACAGCGCCTCCACCACCAGTTCCTTGAGGAGCCGTACCAGCGCCTGCACCTTGAGCACCAAATGTCTCACGGCGAATCTCATTTCCGTTACGATCAAGAATAATGTACCCAGTAGTAAAGCCAGTACGTGGGTCAACGATAGGCTGACGAACTACTCCACCTGCTGCAGCCTGTGCTGCTGCATAATCTGCTTTAGTTTCAAACGCACCATGTGTTGCTTTTTTGTATGGCTCTAGCGAAACTACACCATCATCATCAACCTTTTGAACGTACATCCTACCTTCTCTTTCAATAATTGCATCGCCCTTTTTGGTGACAAAGTTAGTAACATTACCTTGTGTAGCTTTTTGTTTCTTTATGTCTACTTCTGCTTCTTGAGCACCTACCTGACGTTCTCTTAGAGAAAGTTCTTTAGCTTGTGTTCTAGCTAAAGAGGCTTGCTTTAATGCTTCAGGAGCTAAATCTCCAAAGCCTGCTTCTTGTAAAGCTGCAGCCACTCCTTCATAGTATGCTGCAGGATTACTAGGATCAAAAGGAACCCTGCTCATAATAGCTTGAACTTGTGATACTCTACGAAGACCAGCATCTCCAGTATCCATGAACCCACGCCCAGAAGCTACGTTGCCAATGCCTCTACCAAGCAAAGCTCCGATAGCACCTGCAGCATCTCCACTAGGATTCAGACGTTGCATCTCCTGCTGAACCATCTGCCTACGAAGGTAGTCTGGATCACTCTGTAATATTTGCTGTGTTGAAAATCCCATATCTATCTCCTAATTAACCGTACCAAGGATTGTCTGCAGTGCCTCCCCAAGCCTGCCCACCATATGTGGGAGCACTACCACCAGCCCAAGGACTTGATCCACCAAAACTTCCTGAAAAGCCGCCAACAGCAGCATTCAACATCTTATTCATAAAGCCAGTTAACTGACCAGACGCAGCGTCTCCTGCTGCTCTTTGAGTTGTGGCAGCACTAGTCAAACCAGACTGTAGAAGCTGAGCGCCTGCTGTAGCTCCGGGCTGTGCAGCACCACCAACAGCCATGCCAAGCCTAAACGGTTGTTGGCCCATCTCCTCAATAGAACCAAGCGTACCGAGGTAAGACTGTAGAGGACCAAGAGCCTGTGTTGGGATAGCATACTGTTCGCCAAGACGTTGAGAACCTAAGCCAAACAAACCACTACCAAACTGAACCTGTTGCTGTGCTTGCTGTTCTGCTGAAACAATATCTTGAGCACGTTGTGCCTCACGAGCACGGGCTAAGCTATAGAGTTCAGGCTGACCAATACCACCAATGTTTAATCCAGCACGTCCACGACCAAAAGCACCAGAAGCTAGCCTTTGTTCTTCTTGAATTTGCGCTGGCATCCTTGCTTCTTGTAACTGATTAAAGATACGCTGACGAGCAGCCTCTGGAGACTCAGAGATATACTGACCACCAAGATTGAATAGGCGTTGAGCAGCCATGCCAAGAGGCTGAGCAGCCATCTGAGCTTCTTGAGCAGTAGACACAGCGCCGCCAGTCAAGCCCATTAACTGATCTTGAATAGCTGCTAGTTCAGGTGCTACTGTGTAGCTGGCTCCAGTGACACGAGGGACACCACCAACATCTGTGATATCAAACTGACTTGTGCCAAAGCGAGATGTCATCCCGACTGGTCTGAATGCAGATATCTGAGCAGCCCTTAAAGCAGCTTCACGTTGAGCCGCAGCAGCTTGTTCACCTCGTTGCTGTGTGCCTTTAATATCCGTTAAGCCTACTGCGTCAGTAATTTTACCTACAATTTTACCCATTATACACTCCTAATATCAATCTGATAAACATTTCCATCGTTTCCTATCAAATTTTTTAAGTATTTGAATCCTATCGTTTTACTAAACTTACTTAGCTTATCATTGTCTATCATTGCATAAATAGGGGCATTGAGTAGTGATTGAAGCTGGTTTAAATCTTTAATATAATGTTTCTTTGTTTCTGCTGACCACTTAAACACATCGGTATGAAGCCAGTATAAGTTACTAAACAACTCCAAGTACATTATATATTCTTGTCTATTTACTACTGGAAACTTTTGCATCAAGTCTTCATAATGTAGCAAAGGGCATAGTACGGTGGTAGGTTAGCGTTAGTGCCTGACGAACCTGCTGAAGCAACAGACACTGATACTGTGTGTGAATGTGCTCCACCAGAAGTAGTATTAACGTTACCGCCTCCGTTGTCTCCGTTAACAAAGCGACCACCGCCGTTATTACCGGGACCAGTAACAGAGTTTGTTGGTACACTGTGAGTGTGTGCTGCAACAGTATCGCTGACTGCTGTGGCTGAGTGTGTGTGACTAACAAGTGTAGCGTCTTTAGAACCACCAGTAGCGCCTACAGTAACTGTTCCAGCAGAAGCCGATATTGTAGTGCTGGTAAAGGCATCTCCAGAACTGATAGTATATGTCCCTGCACCGCCTGTGCCTGTTCCAAGTGCAGTGATACTGATGCCAAAGTCAATACCAGTACCAGTTAAGAACTGACCAACAGCAAGCGTTCCAGAAGCAACAGAAGAAACTCTTAGGATTGTAGAGTTAATAGTTAATGTTGTGCTTGTTAAGGTGAACGTACCAGTTAGGCTAGTAGAAGCCAAAGTCTGACTAATATCTACAGTGTAAGTACCAGTACTACCAGCAGCACCAGTAAGCTGACTAACAATCGTGGTGTTTGCTGTTACAGAACCGCCTGTTAGTACCTGACCTGTAACAATAGTGCCAGAGGCCACAGCAGTGACAGTCAGTGTAGTGCCAGAGATAGAACCAGTAAACGAAGAAGTAGATCCTGTGTAGGTTAGTGTGTAGGTTCCTGTGCTTCCAGTGCCAGTTCCAAGACCAGTGATCGTAGTAGTGCTAGGTAGGGAAGCATGACCAACAACATCGTTTACAGCCACAGTTCCATGAGTTACACCAGACACTGTTAGAGTTGTACCAGCAATAGAACCAGTCACGGACGCACCAGCAGTACCTGTAGCAGTTGCTGCAATAGAGCCAGCACCAATAACAAACTTACCACGAAGATCAGGGGTTGAATTAGTTCCGTCACAAAGCGCCCAGCCAGTAGGAATAGTTGCTTGAGATCCAGACCAAAGCATAATAAGGCCAGTTGGCAGAGAAGCAGTAATCACGTTCTGCACAAATGCTGTAGTAGCTAATTGCGTTGTGTTTGTCGAAGCTGCTGCCGTTGGTCCAGCAGGGGTTCCTGAAAATGTAGGACTAGCCGTATCTGCCTTAGAAGCTACAGCAGAAGCAATAGCAGTTAACTCTACGTCAATCTCAGTTCCTTTAATAATCTTACCTGAGTTACCACTAGGAAGAGCATCCTTAGCGGTAAAGTTTGTAGCTTTGATATAGTTACTCATACTGTTTTTCCTTGTTTAATGTAGATGTCAATCCGCTGAATCGACAAAGGGTTACCATTAATCTCAGCCTCTAATCCTACTTGCATAATTGGCCCCTTACCGCCTACATGGGACTTAAACTTGTCCAGTACAATACCGTCAGAGAACTCAGCAATATTATACTCCCCTATATTATACTCGTAAGCAACCGCTGTGTCAAGCTTTTTCGTAACTGCTGAGTAATTTTCGTTATAATCGAAGCCCCATTTGATAGCAATATCTTGATTCGAACCACCAATGAGAACCATTCCTATTTGCTTTAGAATCTTTTCTTTGGTAGGACTGTCAAAGTCGAAGTAGTTAGTGTAGTACTGGAACCGATAGGTAGCTGTATTGTCTAGGTGTCCAAAGTACTTACCAACATACCCAGTCTTACCTATTAATAACTCCTTGGCTGCGGTTACACAGAAAGCATGAGGATCTATGTTTGTCCAGATAGTAGCCCTAGCTGACCCATCCTGTAGAGGCGCTCTCATATCAAAGCAGTACACCCACTTAGTGGTAGGTAAGGCTAATAAATAAAAAGCATCTCTGTCATAATAGATTGACTTGATCTGGATTGCTGTCTCAGAGTCAACATTGCTGATTAAGTCATCCCGTACATTCTTAGAAATGTCTCGCATAGGAAGAGACTTCTCTTGGATAACCCGCTGAAGACTGCGAACCCCAGAGTCTGATAAGAAAATAATGTCTGAGCCTGTGTTCTGGATAGAGTCCCTAGCAATACATCCCACATTAGGGATATAGTCTGCTAAAGCTAAAGTGGTAACATCAATAGGATTAGAATAGATAGCTATGTTGTTCCTACCAAAGATGATTAAGAATCCGTTGTGCGCTGCTAGACCGATAATCTGATCGTTGTTAGGGAATACAGAATTTATTGATAAAGAACCTGAGTCACCACCAAAGAAGTCAGACCCGTCTAATAACCTACTGAAATATACAGTCTGCCTGTCACCAACAATATCAGCAACCCAGATACGACCATAAGCAGCTAACGCACAGTTAGGTTTAAAGTCTGAAGTTGAGTAACCAGTCGGTAGTGTACCAACATCGCCTAACTGTTGAAATCCAAAAGAGCCAGAGTGTGAGTGTGGGTTAGCAATGGTAGTTACTGTGCTGGTCAAAGCATCAGATACTGTGTAACCTGTACCAGCAGTTGAGACAGTCACGGTAGCCACGCCTGTGCCGCTTAAAGTAGCCACAGTCAACTTAGCACCAGAGCCAGTACCGCCTGCCATAGTTAGAACATCACCAACATTGTATCCAGACCCAGCAGCAGTTACAGACACAGCAGTAATAGCGCCACTACTGACTGTAGACACAGAGAATGTAGCGCCTGTTCCGGGTGTTGGTAATGGATGATATACTAATATTGGGTGACCAGCTTGGACTAAATAAGCGTGAGGAACAGCATCTACTCCATCCCCATAAGGCAACGCAGCAGCTTGCCAATGATTAGCTGTAATGGTATAAGCAACATCGGCAGTATTGGCTTGCGTCCTGACAGTTTTATTAGTTAGGGTAGTAGTTCCAGTAAATAGTTTATTATTGCCTGCACTAATTAAAGTAGTAGAAGCAGCATTTACAACCTCAAACATAAACTCTACATTGTTAGAGCCTAAGTCACCATTAGAAGCATTGACAGGAACCCAGCCTCTACGAGCACCGATCCTACCATATCTATCAATAATACAGTTATAAGCCTCTAGAGCAAACCCGCTAGACAGGGATATGCTAGACTCTTGGAGGTTTAGTCCAAAGAATCCCGGTGCTGCAATCGAAGCTGCCTGTTGTTGTTGTGCCATTAGACCGCATTCCAGTTAAGTTCGTCAGGATAACGATTACCTTCTGTAGAGATATGGTCTGCCAGAGAAGTCTGATATAAACCATAAGCTTCTGAACTAGACATACCACCGTCCTCTCCACGCTCTGCCAAAGCCTTAGCATAGGCTAAGAAGATGACAGGTTCAGCAGGAACTAGGATTTCATCTATGTCATACTGTAATGGATCTTGCGGCTGTATAATGTTAAATCGAATAACATATACACCATCAGGTATAGGGTACAAGTCTACCTGAGTATCTCCAGCAGGATCAACACCGTTAAAGTTATAGTAACGAGGAGGGCCTGTTTGAATAGACTGATTTAAAAATAGATCGTCCATCTCATTACTAGATTTATATTCTAAGAACCAATTACTTGTGTCATTAATAATGCTCAAAGTTCTGAATCGAGTGCCAGCACCAACTAATACACCGTTGAACAAGTTAGCAACAGTGTTCATGGTTAGTGTGTTAGTCAAGGCATTCCAGTTATAAGCATCCTCTACTTGCCTCTGTGCATCTTGGACATACTTACCAATAAGTTTTGAGTAAGCAGTGTCGTTAACTGATGTGACCTCTGGCTCACGCAAGCGAATCAGGACATCATTAACAATTTGTAAGTAAGATTTTCTAGCCATTTAGCAATCCCATTTCCTTAGTGCTAGTGCCTTGCGAGTAGGTCTGCCCTTCTCATCCTTCATAGGCCCCGGTACGCCGCTCATACGAGCACAGAAGGACTTCCTCCTAGCCGCCTTCTTAGGAGACTTTGCAGCCTCTTTAGAGGACACTGGAGGCTTCAGGTTAGCACCTTCTTTGTTCTTGAAGTATGCTCTACCTTTGGCGTTTAAGCCACCTTCTGGATTCTGATATACCTTCTTTACCATTATTTCTTCGCAGTCTTCTTAGCTTGTTTGAACGCCTTAGCTGTAGGAGCACCTTTGGAGCCGACCTTACGCATCTTCTCACCAGAGCCTGCAGCTATCCGCTTACGCTTTGCATTGATATTGGCATAAAGTCCTTGTTTCATTTCTTAGCTTTCTTCTTCTTAGACATACCAGTCATGGCTAGGCCAACAGCTACTGCCTGCTTCTGAGGCATACCCTCTTTACGCAGCTTGCTGATCTTTGCTGATGCTGCCTCTTGTTTGCCCTTCTTAGTGTAAGGGTATTTCTTTCCGTCTACCATTGGCATAGTATCTCCTTAGAATTGGAATTGGACTGCAGTTTCAGGTACAAACTCTACTGTTGCTATGTAGGTTACAGAATTTGTACCACTATTCTGAACCCTAATCTCATCGCCTTCCTGCATGATAACTGCAGCGTTACCGTCTAGCAGGATATAATCACCAGCATTTAAGTTCTTACCACCGACTACCTTGTACTCTACATTAGCAGACTTGTCATACCAGAATACCTGTGGGCTATCAACGCCAGAGGTACTAATAATATACATCACCTGCCACACACCAGTGTTCTTGGTAGGTACAGTTAACAGCGTTACCTTAGTAGCACTGGTCCTAGTTGCTGCAGCGGATACTCGTCTGCTCATATTAACCTATTTTAAGAACTAAACTGAGTAATAGAACTACGATAAAACCAGTAGTCCCAAGCAGGATCTGTTCTAGTCTCTTTAGCCTAGCATTGATGCCTGCATAGCGTTCAGCACATACAGCTTCATGGGTATCAAGTTGTCCTTTAACTTGGTCTACTGTTGACATTATTCACCCCAAGACTGGTTGCTAACCACCGTGATTAAAGCCTCGACTGTCGTGCAAGCCGCAATCGCAGCTTCAAGCCTATCGCACTCAGCCACAATCGCCGCACGCTTTGCCACCACCGTAGCGGGTATGTCTACATTGCGCTCTGCCTTACGCACTACCATCCAATCGGTCTGGGCAAGCATCTTTCCAGCCGTATCCTTGACCTGCGCTATCCATTGGCTCTTAAGACCTTTGGTTACCAGACGCTCTGTCGAGTCCACCATCGCAGGCTCACCGTTGACCTCACCCAAGACCTTGACATACATGGGGTTGCCATCTTGGTCTACTTCCTCACGGTCATTCAGAAGTTTGGGATTGCCTACGCCCCAGTAGAACCGCTGGTCATACTGCTCCGGGTCTGCTACCTCAGTCACGCCTAACTGCTCACGCAGGGCAGGGTCACGCAGGTGCGGATAGCGTATGCCACCGATGACTTGTTCAGAGTCGATTGAGATTGGGTTACCGTTTAGTTGAAACATAATTACCTCGCAAGAGAATACTTAAAGGGGTTTTCCGCAAAACAGGCGTAGATGTATGTGTAATTATTGATGTTTGTATCGGCAGAAGCAGACCTCATCTTGAAACCATTAGACAAAAAATCCATTGGAGAAATATCAGCACCGCCATTATCTTCGCTATTAGCCAAGTTAGGCCACAAAACGCTACCAGATTGATTGTATGTATCTCGTGCGGTATCAATAACAAACCAGTTTGTTGCATTACTAGACGATTTAATCATCACATACCTCGGCCTA